TTTCGGCTGCAATGTCTAGATTTTTTTTATCAAGATAAGACTTGAACATCATCCAAATATCGGCAATCTGTTCTTCATTCATCAGCATGGAACTCCTCGTTATGATCAATCACAGCTTCTTCGTCTGTGTTGTCGATATTTACCATTTGTGCTTCTTTTGCTGGTAGATCGTCTATGATCATTTCGAGTAATTCACCTGTCCAATTTTTACGATATTCTAGTGTTTCGTTGCCTTCGCTGCTGATATACTTGTAGCGGTTGCCTTGCTTTTCTAGCAGGCCTTTTGCTTCAAACAGATCAAACAATCCGCTGTAAGGATCCATGCCAGTTTCATATGGAATCTTAACCTGTACGCTTTCAAACGGTTTAGCATAACGTGTTTTCATAACTTTACAAGCTGCTCTAATACCTTGTACAGTTGAAGTTTTGTTGCCGTCTTCGTCTTCTTTTAGTTTTAGCTTTTTCATAGCTACAACCATTGAACTTGCATACACAAAGCCCGAACCACCCGAAATCTTGTCATCAGGATCAAACATGTCTTGACTTGCATAAGTGTGGTTAGTAACAACCATACCTACATTGTGAGCACCAAACATGTTAACACAATTAGTAACCAGTGCTTTAAGTGCTTTGGCCTTACGACCCATATCACCCTTCATGTCACCTGCATCAAACTGATTGACTTCAGTAGGAGTCATCAGCATACCTAGGCTGTCAATGACAAACAATACCTTTGGACGATCTTTTTCATCCATTGCTCTGTAATCATCCATGAACGTCGAAATTGTTTTTGCAACGTCGTCGACCATAGCCATGTTTAGTTTTAGCAGTTTGTCTTCGCTGGTTTCAACACCGAGTGCTTGTAGCCAACTTTCGTCAAGAGCATTTTCGCTGTCAATAAGAACAACAAAGATGCCTTGCTCTTGAGCGTGTTTAACAATGTTACCTGATACGATATAACTCTTTCCTGCACCACTTTCGCCTGCAAATACACTTACTTTGCCCAGTGGAATACCTTTGCGGAAATCTCCGCTGAGCAAGTAATTAAGAGCATAGTTACCTGTGCTGATCCAATCAGTAGGATCGTGAAACCCTGCACTCATACCTTTAATAGATTTAGTTAGACTGTTTCTAAACTTACTTGGATCAAAAGATTTGGATGCCATTAGCTACGCTCCATTTCCGATACTTCTTTGATTACAGTAATCAAATCGTCCATAGTATTACAAAGAATTTTTGCAGTTGCCCAGTCATCGTTTTTGTCACGTCCTGGCACTTCGATCATGTATCCATTGTCATACATGTGTACAGTAAACGAGTCGTCTACTTTTTTAATTTTGTTTAGTTTTGCCATTTATATTTCTCCTAAATTAAGCCTTAAAGTCTACAGGCTTGATTTGTTCAAGCCTGTAGAATTGTTTGATTAACCGTTGTTTTGACGTGCTCGGATTTTTGCAAGGATATCCATTGCACCGCTTCCGCCTGCTTCCGGCATAGCTGCTTTTTGAGGAGCAGGAGCAGCGGCCTGTTTGACCTCCTCAGTTGACTTAAAAGGAATGTCGTCATCCTCTTCATACGACGGAGCACTTTGGCTTGTAGCAGTAGCACGAGGACTTGCTGCTACATTTGGATCGCCTGTACGTGCTGCCATACCTGCAGGACGGAAGTAATTGCTCCAGCGATCTGGATCATATGCTTCACCGTCGACGCTAGCTTCAAACATCTCAGTAAGAACTTTAAGTTCTACGTCAGTGGGCTTTTTAGGAAGGAAATCATTAAGACTAAACAATCCGTTATCATTGATTGCTTTCATTTCTGCATCACTTAGCGGACGCTCTCTACGTGCCCAGTTACTAGCACCGTAGTCTGCATAACCACCTTTAGAACCTTTGCTAAGACGGAAATCAACACCTGCTGTATAATCAGTAGGAAGTTCTTCCATATCAGGATCCATAAGTGCTGCTTTGATCAGTTGGAAAATTTGAGGACCAATGATAAATCTACGAATTGGATTTTCTGGTTTAGTATCGTCATTGAGCGGATTGTCTGTCACAAATCCTTGGAAAATATAGCTACGCTTTTTCCAATACTTTTTACCCATATCTTCAAGAGTAGGATCTTTAAACCATCCGCGGACGTCTGCTAGAATAGGGCAGCTTTCTCCATACATTTCCATGCACGGAACTTGCACTTGTACTGGACGACTATCGGTTTCACCCTTTACTCCAGCAAAAGGAAGTTTAATCATCAAACGTTCTCTCCAAAAGAAAGTGTTTGACGAGTCGCCATCGGGCAAGAAGCGAATCGTTGCTGTATCGCCTTCTTTCATATTCCAAAATGGGTAAATTGCGTTGTCGCCGCCGCCTGTAGAACCACCTGTTGAACGTGTTTCTTGTTCTTTGAGCTTTGCTCTAATTTCTGCTAATGATGCCATAGTTATGCCTCCTATATATTGCCTATGTGCTTTGTGCCTAATATGTGCAGCACTCTTACATACTACACAAATGTATTTATCTTGTCAATCGTTTTTTTGCTTATAATTCAATGGTTTTGTTTACCAAAAGAATTAGCAGGGTTATACCCCTGCTAATCTTTTAATCATCTCTGTTTCTGGGTAACGGCTTTGAGCCATTGATTCGGCCTTTTTCTGAGCTACTACAGTCTCTATTTGTTTCATAAATTGGGCGGCAGGTTTAACAGATTCGTCGCCGTATTCTTTTTGCACCGCAGTTAATACTGCTGTCTCGCCTTTTGGAAATTTACCAGTTTCTCTGTCAAAATAACTTAAGATATATTCTCCGATTGGAGTTTGTTCTTTTTCAGGTTCTGCATCGGCCTTGCCAATCGAACCGTCTGGACCTATTTGTACATCCATGTCAGTTGGCTTATCTTTGGAAATTTTATCTTCGCCTTCAGCAGCCTGTGCTTGTAGACCTTTAAGTGTTGCATCACTAAAATTGGTCATGAATTGTCTTTCTCTATTGTTAAGACTATCAAATCCACCTTGCAATACTTTTTGTAAAATATATTCTGCTTGTTTAACACTGCCTGGAGTAATTGCGACACCTGGCTTAAATGCATTTCTTAAACTGCCTGCAATATTTTTTAATAAACTGCCTAAACCTTCTTCGATTGTAGCTTCAGCAAACTGACCCATTAATTGGTCAACGGCTGCTTCAACCATGCCTTCGAGAGATTCTTTTTTAATTGGTACACAGTTATCTACACGCTTGCCACCTTTCATTTTGGTGCCCATACGCTTGTAGCCGTCCCAACATGCCTTACCATCGACGCCTTTTTGCTTTTCTGCTTCTGCAACAATGTCTTCAAACTCTAATTCTTTTGCCTTAGTTGCTTCGCCTACAAGACTATAAATGTAAGGAAACACATCTTTTAATTCTTCATTGAATTGTTTAATAGTAAGTTGGTCTATCCAATTTTCTGCAACATCTTCAGGTACGTCTTCTACCATAGGTACAACATAACTTGCTAACGCTTCTGCATAATATGATGGTTTTTGGAGATTTTGAATTTCTTTTTTAACAATAGCAACACGTTCTTTAACAACACCGGAATAATCTTTCAAGCCTTCTGCCATTACAGCACTGCGATTCATGTACTGATTGAACTTACGCAGTTTTGTCATTTCTTCGCTGAGGCCTGAAATGTATTTGCCAAAGTCATCATACGCATGACCACCTTCGCTTACGTGCATTGCCATTGCTCTTGCACCACTTAAATGCTTGTATGGATAACGGAATCTTTCGCCTGCTGGAGATTCTATAAAAATTGCATTAATTTTTTGTGTACGTCCACTTGTGCTTTCCATGTTAATCGGTGCTTGATGTTTGATAACCAAACGTGCATTACCAATTTTTTGAAAACTGGTTTTATTTGTGCCATACATTTTTGTTTCGGCCATGGTTTTTTCTCCGGTACGATTTGCTGCTAAAAATTCGTAATCTCTTTTGTTTAAATTACTTTTGTTAATATCTCTTACATCAAAGTTAAGCAATCTTTTTTTTGCAAAAACTCTTAATTCTTTTAAAAAATTAAACCAACGATCTTGTATATCTTCTGTTTGATTTTGAACAATGTCTCTACCAACTACTAAAACAATGCCTTCGTCTTCATCTAAGCTTACACTGACCTTGCCCAAGTCAACGCCATTATTTTGAAAGCTAAAATCGAAATAACGTGCATCTTCAGGTACATTAGTAACTTGGCCATTCTCGTTGCCTATAGTAACGTCCTGAAAACGTCCTCTAATTTTATTGAAAAGATCAGATGCTATACTATTTAAATTTTTCATATTGTATTTATCAAATACTACTGCTAACAAAGATTGGCATTGGCATTTCATAATCTTCGTCTGCCTCTATTTGAACAAACGTATTATAAATTACAGGATCCCAATCCTTCATAATGCTTATCATACGCAACGCTAATAACAATGCACTGATTAAATCGTCAGTGCCGCCAGACTTTGCTTGAAAGCTACTTCCTGTTGCAACGAATTGTTTTAATTCTGTTATTAAAGGTTTACTTCTAACAATCAACTGATCGTTCTCAACCATGGTTTTTAATCTTGCACAAGTTGTTACTTTTGCACTGAATGTGGTATTAAAACCTTTTCTAAATTTTCTTACATGACCTTTACGTATAGGTTCACTAATAAACAATCCTGGAATATTTTCTTCGCCAAAGTCTTGTATCACCAACAATGCAGCTTCACCTATTCCATTGTTTTCCACGCTCCAGTAAATACCATTATCTGATTTTCGTTCGTTTGAAATGTATTGAACTATGTCTTTTAGTATGCGTATTTGTCCTGGAATACCTGTACTGTTGTGTTGCCATTCTGCTACTTGTTCGTATGTGGGCAGTTCTATTACTTGTATTGCTGCATTGTTTCCGCCCGTACCCATACTAGGATCTAGTGCCACAACATACGATCTGTTAGGAGAAACTTTTTTATACCAACGAGTTTGTCCCATGTTTAGAATAGGACTGGTGCCATCCATTGCCGCAAGCTTTAGACTATTAATCAATGTTTCATCAAAGATTAAGAATTCGCAACCGTATTCTCTACGGAATTTTTCTTCGCCGATACGACCTAGTTCAGCAGTTTTCCATGCTTCATCTCTATCCGGATGTTCCCACCATTCTGCACGGAATGCAAAGAAACCGTTACGACCAATCTCGCTTTCGTTACCATATTCGTCAAATTTATCAGCAGCTTGTTTCCAAATTGTCGCAAATGTATCTTCGTCGCTGTTAGGAGTACTTGTAAGAATAGCACGACCACCTGTAGCCAGTGTTGGAGATATCGAAGTCCAAAACTCTTCTGCAATGTTAGGTGCTACGAATGCAAACTCGTCGCAGTAAAGTAAAGAGATTGACATACCACGGCCTGTGTTACCAGTAGTTGTCATTGATACTATTCTTGAACCATTCTCAAATTCAATACTGCCTTTGTTATAGTTTGTAACACCTGCACGAATATGATCAGGACATGTTTCGTACACATATCGTATACGTTGCATGATTTCTTGAGCACCTGTGTATTTGTGTGCAGCAATAAGAATAGTTTGATCAGGATGAAACATTGCATACCATGCTAGATAGATAGCAGCACAAGTTGTTTTACCTGTCTGTCTAGGCATCATGTTGATATTGAATCTGTGATTATGATAACTGTGTAATAATCTTAGCTGATATTCATAAGGATCAAACAGTAGCTTGCCTTTGACAGGATGTTGGATGAATGCAAACTTTCTTGCAAAATACAAATATCCTTCGTCAGGATCCATGCATTTAAGCAGATCCTCAATTTGATTTTCGGTGTATGTTTCTTGTTTGTTGGCTTTTTTAATTAAAACGCCGTCTAGTGATTTTACCATGTTAATATTTAGTCAAAAAAATAGCACCCGAAGGTGCTATTTGACCTGTTACAGTTAGTCAAAGACTTAAAGTAATCTTGATAATGTTTGTTTGATTCTAGCTAGTTCTGAATCTGCTGCTTCGTTTGTTGCTTTTTTAATAACTTCAAATTCATCATTAGCATGGAAAGAATCTACCACAATTTTGCCTAACATATTTTTAAACTTGATAGCAAATGAACTTTCGCCTCTTGTACCAGGGCCTACTATTATACCTCTAATAGGAGAACCGTCGTCATATGAAGCATACAATTCAACCATATCGCCTACTTGTGGATTAACTTCTTCACCACGCCAGTTAGTAGTACCTTCCTTAAAGGGTGCTTTTTTCTTATCAGCAACAGCCTTTTTCATTGGCTCTTTTTTGTTGCCGTCTTTGTCCATATCAAGGAAGTCTGGTTTTGCATTTTTCTTTTCTGCAAGTTTAGCTTCAAGACGGGATTTCATTTCAACTGCCATTGGGTTGTCGCCCTTTGCTGCTGGCTTATGCATTTTCTTTTGACGATTGATGCCGCCACTTAAGTCTTTGGTCATAAGTTTGTGATCCCAATATTTTTCATTTGGTTCAGTTGACGCATCATATTCCGATTCCATCTCTGCTGCACTTTGTCTTAGTTTTTTATCACCCGAACCACCTAGTGCTTTTGATCCAACTGCTAGGCCAGCACCTGCCGCTGCTGCCGCCGGAGCAACTTTACCAATTTGTGCACCAATTTCTGCACCCTTGTAACCGCCAAGTCCTGCTCCTATACCTGCTCCTGTTATGCCATCTGTAGCACCACCGTATGCACCACCTAAAGCACTTCCTATCTTTGAACCGATACTAGCACCTTTATCGGCTGCCCAGTCGCTTGCTTGACCCATTGCACCGATTGCACGTTGTCCAAGTCCAGTACTTGCCGCTGCATCTCCTGCGGCTTTAGCACCAGTAGTAATAGCGTCTCCGGCTGCTTGAGAACCTTGTGCTACTGCATCTGCTGCCTGAGCACCAAAACCTTTAAGAGCATCTAATGCTCCGGTTGCTAAACCACTGATGTCTTGTTGTAAATCTGTATCACCATCGACATCATCACGACCGGGAATACGTGGATTGTCTTTAGAGCCAGCCTGTAGTTCTCGTTTGGTCATTTTAGCAGTAGCAGCACCTCGGCCAGCAGCACCACCTAATGCTGCTCCTCCGAGACCGCCTAGTTTAGCACCTTGTATTGCACCTGCAGGACCGCCTAACGCCATTCCTGCTGCACCACCTAATGCTGCACCTATGCCGGCACCTACTGCTCCGTGTTTAACAGTTTGTCCAGCAGTTGTACCTATATTGCCTAATACACCTTGTTGTAAATCCATATCACCTTCGACATCATCACGTCCTGGAATACGTGGATCATCTTCGTCTCGATCAGTAAGACTATCACCTGCGGCAGCCCCAGACAATGCACCAAGTGTAGTAGCCATTGGACCTGCACCTGTTGCTAATCCTAAGCCGGCACCTAGTGCTCCGCCTAGTGTTGTACCAATTATTCCTTGGTTTAGATCCTGGTCGCCTTCTACGTCATCACGGCCTGGATTGCTAGGGTCGTCATGCATAGATGTACCCATTGACATTCTTCCGCCTTGAATTCCTGCAAGTGCTCTAAGTATTTGTGACATACTCGCAGCATCGCCGGTAATGTTAATACTTAAATCTCCGCCAGTTTCCATAGTTGGCATATCTGGTGGGCATTCTACAACAAATGCTTCATTTAATGTTTTTCTCTGTACAGCATCAAAGCTTTTTAAAATTTTACGCATATCGCTCATGATTAACTCCCCATTGCACTTTTGGTGTTTTGCGGTTCCTCTTTTATAGCCTCTGCCTTAAAGCCGTCGGTACCGTCTGCACGCTCTTTGCGTGCGGCTTCTAATTCTTTTAATAGTTCCATTATACGATTGTTACCTACACTGTTTTGGGCACTTTCGCCGCCTAGTTCTTCTTTGGTAAGCAGTGTCTCATAGGTAGTATCTGTTTCTTGTTTGTTTTGTTTTTCCAAAGAACTGTTTGCGTTTCTTACAACTATGTGTGATTCGTGTATACTACAGCATTGTCCTAGGTAATTTTTCACAACTGAATCAGTGGTTGGATAATTTACTTCTACATCCCAAAATGTAACTTCTGTGTTTTCTAATTGTGGAAAATCTAATGGGCGTTCTTGTATTGGTGTTTTTTTACCACTGCTCATTGATGCTAATCCAAATCTTTCCATTGCAGTGCGTAGACGACTGTTAAACTCTTCTGGTAAGTCGCCGGCAACTACTATTTTGAAAGGATAAGTCTTTTTAGACTCGCTTAGGTATTCTTTAAAACTTTTCATAATTGTAGGATCCTATTATTAGTATTATTTATCTTTATCAAGGCCTTTTAGACGCTGTAGTAGACTATTTCTATCAGTAACCACATACCCTTCGCCTTCAGTGAATCCACCATTATCGTTAAACGTATCGCTGTCTAGTTTTTGCTTCTTAAGTTGTAATTCAACCATCTTTAATTTTTTATCTAGCTTGGCAACTTTGGCATCCAAGTTAGTACGTAGCATGTTTCCAGCAACTTCAAATACCCTGCCGCTGTAACGTGCTTCAACATTCATTCCGAGATCCATTAAATCTTCGTATGCTTGCATGGCTTTGTCTGCAACTTCATTGAGTTCTCTGTCAGCCATTTCGCCTAAGCCTTGAACTGCTGGTAATGCAGCGGCTATTTTATCTAACTCAGCAATATCTCTAAATGTGTCTTCTTGAGAAGGCGGAACTATTTTTCCCTTTTTTTCTTCTGCAATTATTTCTTTGGATTCAGGTAAACCCAATAAATCTTCAAGTTTTTTGGTCATAGTAATATCCCATTATATACTACTATTATTTATCTACGTTTGCCAGTATGAAAAATATCTTCTTCGCTTACTATTCTAAACAATATATTGTTTTGTTTTGACCACGCTCTAGCAGCTTCCCATTTGGCTTGATTTAAAACAAAGTGAGCTTGATTTCTTTTGTTTCTTCCGGTTTTTTCTAACACTGTTTGATTAATAGGTTTAACTTCTATAATCTCAACATGTCTTTTGCCAGTCTTATCAACATATTCTATAAAAAAATCAGGCACATAAATTGTAAATTTACCAGTAAACGGATTTCTATATGGAATTTTAATTGCTTCACTGGCCCAACGATTGACGCTAGGATGTTCGTCGCAAAATCTCATAAAGGCAAATTCCCAACTGCTCCTGTATGTAGGCGATCTTCCTCCTACATACTTTTCTGGATTTTTTGGTGTAAATTTTCCTTGTGCATATTTTGACATTATACTATAACATTACGATATTCTAATTGATTGATTTCTCGTTCTTGACGATATCCAAGCTTGCTTATTTTACTTCTACTGTTGTTTAATATTGCAGTGACTAAACTGTTTAATTTGATGTTATCATAACCTTTTAGTTTGTCTAATAATTCAAACACGTTCACACCGTCGATAACAGATTGTTCAAGTAAAACACTTGCAACACTGATTGCAGCATTTTTATCAAACCCTCTTTTTTCAAAAAAACCAATTACTGCGTCAACCTTGTTGCTTGGATAGGAAATAGATTTGGTAAAAAATCTATCAAATATTTCTCTTGTTGGTTGTTGACTGTCTGTTGTTGGTGTTATTTGTTCTGTGCTAGACATTTTTTTACCTTATATATTTGACTGTGTTGCTTCTGTAACCGAACCTTGTACTGCCGATGATGGAAACGCTGTACTGCCAAAGTTGTTTTCTGTCACTGTTCCGGTGACTGATTTTTGAGATTGTAAATCTTTTAAGTTAGGAACTTTTAATTGAGAAACAGTCAGTGACGGTCTATAGTTTCCATCTTTCAATTCAGGTATTGTATTATTAGATCCTGCAATTGTGGCAAGCGATGCCGATACAATTGATTGATCTGCTGATAAAGGACTTGGTGTATTATCATAATGCCAAGTACCAAAGCTAGGAGGAGCACTGTCTACTTTGGTATAACCTCTGTTATATTGAACTGCTTCATAAGATATAGTTAATATGTTTTCACTAAAGTTGGTTCCTTCGGCAACCATAGAATCGTGTTGGAATGCTTCTATATATGGATTGATCAAAGTAAAACTTGTATATGTGCTTTGACTATTTTGCGGGGACAACTGATACACCACAATGCTTGTAAAGAAGTTGGCTGCTTTGTTAGGTCTGTCCAACCCAAATCTGTAACTTTGAGATTCACCGGTACTGTATACATTGTTAATACCGTTTGGTCCACGAGCATAAGCATCTACTGTAATTGCAGGAGTACCGTCGGGATTTTTTTCTACATAATTGCTATCGGTATAGTAATAACGAAAATATGACTCCCATAATAATGTTGTCAAGCCAGCATTGTCATCATGAAAAGACATATTCACAGGTTGATAGTCTACTCTTGTTTGAATTACTTTTTTTCTGTTGTATTGATTTACTGTATCTGTTTGTATATTGTATTTGGGTAAATCTACACTTTTGCACAACAGGTTTACTTCTGGAACATATAACTGTTCTCTTAAGGGACTGCGTTCTCTAACAAAAGGATTTATGTTTAATACAACATGATAAAGATGCTTAAACTTAGGAGCAAGCCTAAAGTTATTTGCTCTATACAATCTCGAAGCATGTTGATAATCTCCTAAATCGCCTTTAAGAGAGCCGAACTGCTTAAAATTGTCGTAAAAACCTGATAAGTAACTCATACATATATTTATCTAAAATATAATATACGCAGATAATAAAAAAAGGGGACCAAGTCCCCTTTTTGTATGGCAATCATTTTTAGATACTATCAGCCAGCACCAGTAGTTGATGTACCAGTAGTTCTTCCTACATTTTGACCAACACCTTCACCTAATTGAATTGCGTTGTCATATTGTATAGTAAGTGCAACACTAACAGGTTCGTTGTTTGCATAAGCAAGTGTGCCGTAATTTGCTTCAGTGATAAAGCAACCATATGCTTCCCATGTTTCTAGTACAGTTGGCGTAAATGCACCATTACCGCCATCTAGAATTTCAATTCTTGTTAAGAACTTGTAGTCAATACCGGATGCAGCACTTGCTTGTTCCATAAAGTCAAATTGCTTTTGTAGTTGTTCGCCAACAAGCTTTTGTACGTTGTTGTTAACATCTTCGCGTAAGTTAAGTGTAAGTGGGTTCCAAGTATGCTTGCCTGCAAGGTAAACTTTTGAATTATACACTGGAATTTCCATGCTTTCAAAAGTAATATTTGGACGAGTAACATCTACTACTTGCTTTGTAAGTTCAGTAGTCGGAGTACTTACACCAAATCCTTCTAGTGTAACACGGAAGCGATATTGTAGTTTTGGCATTAGCAAACCTTGTGCCGATGCACTATCGTTGGTTGCCAATGGAACTGTAATTTTGCTTAGTGATGAGATTGCCATATAATATTCTCCTATTCACAAGTATTTATCATATTAGGGTCGACTTTCATCGACCCTAATGTTTATGATATTATAAACCTGCGATTTCTCCTGTGTTTTTAAGGCGTAGCGGAATGTAAATAAATTCTACAGCCTTCACTGGTTCGATAGCAATATCTACATAAAGTTCGTTGCGATCGATTCTGCTCGGTGTATTATTGGTTTCATCACAAACTACCAAGTAGTCATAAATTGCTCTTAGACCAATTAGCTCAACCATTAAGCTTTCAACCTGTTGTTTGATTTCATCACGTGTGATTTTATCGTTTGGTTCAAAGATGTAAGGCTTAGCAAGTGTTTTAAGTTGACTGCGTAGATAAATTACCAGTCTTGCAACGTTAATTCTGTCAAGAGCACTTGCATTTCTTGCACGAGTCTTTTGACCAAATACTACTAGTCCTGCACCATTTAGGAATGTAATTGGGTTTACATTGTTTTGGTATAGAGTATCACGTTGACCTTCGTTAAGTGCAACACTTACAAATTCGCCTTCTGAACTAATATAGCCACTTGCAGTTGCATTAGTTACACCGCCACGTCTTGTACCTGCTGGTGCAAACCATGGATATGCAACTTGGTCGTTAAGTGCAATAGTACGTAGTGCCATGTGACTTGCTGGCACAACAATATTGTTACCTGCATTGTCACTGCTGAAACCTGATGGATAGTATACACCAAGATATTCATCTCTGCTAACTAAACCTAGATCGTTGTCTTCAACAGCTAGATTTACGTTTGTTGCCCAGTTGCTAATTGCAGTTGTATTTGGCTGTAGTCTCATTGGGCTATCGCCTACGATAAATGCTGTTAAGCCTCTGTCATTGTTTAGGGTAATCATTTCACCGATAAGTTCTGGATAACCAGGTGTTGCCATCAAGTTGAAAATTCTTGTTTCATCGTCGCGAATATCTTGATTGCTGTTTAGTAATGATTGTAGAGCTTGTACAACAACCTTACGCTGTGCTTTACGTCCAAAGCTACCAGAACCGTCAACTTCATTAGCACTTTCAGTTACCCAACGATTTGCTTTGTAACCAGCCATTGACTCATCACCAAAGCGAGTATTTAAATCGTTTACGTCAATCCAGTTTCTTTCGAAACGCTTTACATTGAAACCACTTCTGCGTAGATTCCACAATAGCATACCTTTTGGATACAGTGCAGGATCTGGAGCATCTGGATCAAGATAGTTGCTTTCTAGCAAGTCTACAATAGAACCTGCTGTATCACTGTTTGCACCTGCTGTATTGTAACGTGCATCTGCAAATAGCACACCGTTTTCAGTTGTTTGGTCTGTTTTATCCAGTAACACAAACTTGCTTGTTAAGCCGTTGTAACGATAAATTGTAGGATAATTTTCGATGTCAGCAGTGCTTACCCAAATGTCGCCATTTTGAAGTGCAGAACCATCTGACTGTAAGGTTGGTTCGCTGTTTGCAACAATTGGACCATTTGGATCAGTGTTTGGGAAACCAGTTGCACTGTCTCTATAACCTACCCAAGTAGTACCGTTGTGATACAGCATGTCAACTTCGTCTACTACACTGCTATACCATAGAGCACCTTGAGCTGGAACAGTTGTTGGTTCGCCATCCTTTGCAGTGTATGTTAGCACTTTCCAAAGACTTGCAATGTAGTTGTTTGCCAATGCAGGATTTTCGTATAAGTTAACAGTTGAAGTAGGATCGGTTGCATCAAAAACTTCATATATATTATCAAATATTTGATTTGCAGCATCGTTAATTCTCATGTCGCCGCCAAGTGCATGTGAAATTACAAGTCTGTTTTGACTATCTACGCTTGCAGTTACGTTTGTGAACCCTGCTGCGTTTATTGCATTTGCAATAAGTTCTGCATCACTTGTAGCACCTGTTGCTGTAAACGAAATAGTTTTTGCAGTATCCATTGCTGCTTGACCGCTTAAACTCTCGCTGATAGTAAATGAATACGATCCACTTGGGAATGAGCTTGAAATAATTTTACTGCTGGTAATAGTTGTTGCACCGTTTGCATTTTTACGATAAATTTTGAAGTTTGCAAGTGGTTCAGAATCTTCACCTACGTTTGTCTGTACAAACAGTGAACCTTCTCTAATGTTGGCACCACCGCCTGTGCTGTCAATACCGTATATTGCACTGTTACCAGTTGAATACAATGGTGCATTTACAGTTGTCCACGATGCAGTGCTTGCTGAATAATTTTTAACAGACCAATTTGCTCCAAGATTAGGAGTAGTTGTCTTAACCCAAATACTACCAGTAGGTCTTGGGTTTGTATCGTTAGTCTTATATGAAGGAACACTGGTATGCGGTGCAATTGTTACTTCTGGTGCAAAGTATTCATCTTGAGCAATACCGATTGCTGTAAATAGAGCATCTGTACCATAAATTTCAACAACATCGCCTGCACTACCGCTGTAATAAAGAGCTAGTCTGCTATTTTTTACCTGTGCAGTAATACCTGCTGTAACCAATGCTGATGTACCGTTGATATCGCTTACTAGGCTTGCAAGTGTAGTACCAGTTGCAATTACTTCATACTGTGTACCACTACTATCGCTAGTTAAGCTGAATATAATAGAATGTCCTGCTGTGATAGATGGGTTAGCTGCTGTACCAGTTACAAATGCATGACTTGCTTTCCAGTTTGCACTACCGACTGGCACCCATGTACCTTTGGTTGTTGTATGATTGGTGCCATATCCTGCTGACTTGTACCATAAACGATTTACGTTTGTTACTGCGACAAGTGCATAATCACCTAGTGCACCTACGCTGCCCTTTGGGGTATAATCGCCGCCTGTATAGTTAACAACTTTAGTAGTATCTGTAATTACAGTAGGAACTTTGTTTGAAAAGCTTTGTCCGTTTGTTGTAGTTGCGGCTGCACCATTCCACTCAAAGATACCATATAACGAATCATTTGTATCAAACCAATATGAGTTATCTGTAGGCTTACCGGCAGTTTCTTCTGCACTGGCTGTAAGTGCTGCCAGGTCAACATCTGCACGAACTACGTATGCTCTATTTGCTACACCAAGGAAACTGTAAGCAGCTTGCAAGCCGTATTCGTTTTGCTCGCCACCATGTATCGGATTGTTGTTTGCATCTGTGTAAAATGTTGGATCACCAAAGGTTTCAGCTAACTCACGCTGTGAACTCATTAGGTATACTTTACCAGCATTTGATTTTAATGTACCAGGAGCAATACCTGTACCGCCTGGGTTTGTTTTATTTTCTTTTGTTGCTACAAATATAATTGGTGTGGTACCTGGCTCGGCTGGAGTGTAAAAACTCTCGTCGATTACATTAACCTGTACACCTGGTGATACTAAAGCCATTTTAATTTTCTCCTCGTGGATCTAATGTTGTTATAGTTATTTAGCTAATACGAGTAGAAAAATGGGGTTTTGCAGGTAATATTAGTAGTTAATGAATGTAATTAATCAATTGATCCACATTAAATTCCAATTCACTTAACGTTCCATTGTTGTCAATTGTAAAATCAGCCATCCACTGTTCGAGGCTCATTGAATCTTTTGATTCCGGAGGCAGATGGTCGATTCTATCAACCCAAATTGCATAGTCAAAAACACCTGTGTTTTTCATAGCAAAAAATTCACGCTTATTGCGTAGTCCGCAATAAATGTCATGTGCCCGAAATATTTCTCTACCTAAGCGACTTGCATCAGGAACATTATAATTGCAGATAGCATCATACCATTCTGCTCTGTGATTGTGCCGGTCAGCATAACACTGTTCTTCATTAGCGTATCCATAATTGTCCTTTAGTTGGTCAAAGATAAACAGTTTAGAGCAGAACTGGCTGCTCGATTCAAAGCTATATCCATACTTATCACGTAGCATTTCGCAGACAGTATCTTTACCATGTCTGCCATGTCCAATAATTAGTAATTTTTTTCTCATGTGTTATATTATGATATTTTTAAAAGTATGTCAACCATTAACCAATTAAAAATCCGTAACCTGTTCCACCCGGAACTGCTAAACTTACTTCGTTTTCTAGCTTTTCCATTTCAGCTTGTGCTTCAGCTTTTAAACTTGTACCATTTAGTGTTGTTCCGCCTTGTGGTCCTGCAATAGTGGCAAATTTTTCTCTAGCTTCACCTAGCATGTATTTGCAACTAGCCAACGTAAAATCTTTAATCCACTGTTTTGCAAGATAGTCGGTTAACAATTGACTATCTGGGCGATAGTTGTAACACCATAACAATACTTCTTCACCTGCACGAGGTCTTTGTAATATTTGTAATTTTTTTGTAGAACGAGACCAGTTAAACTCAATAAAACTACCAAACATACGTCCTACAAGTTCTTGCTGTCCTGCAAATAATTCATAAGTTGCAAGTCCGCCCATTCCTGATCCTGCAAGTAAATAGGTGTTTGTGTATGCAAGGTTAAACGGTTCGTATAGCGAACTACCATCTCCGCCACCACTACGAGATCCTACACTACGTCTAAATATTTGACGCACTTCCATTATTTCATGTGGAAGAATGTAATCGTTTTGATCTTCTACCAATCTCAAAGCAATATAGCTTTCTTCAACACTAGCATCGCTGCGTTGACGATAGCGTGTGAGTGCTTTGGTCAATGCAGTTTCGTAATGTATAGGATCTAATTCTACGTCAACCATGCCGCCGCCAAGAAAGGCATGCACATAATCAAATACTTCTTGTTTCTGGGTTACTAATTCATTGTCGGCCATATTTGTCTCCAACAGTATTTATGCTAAATATACGTATGCCAAGACTTAGTTTATAT